GGACCAGATAACGTTGCCGATGTTGGCCTCGTAGACGACGGTGTCGATCTTGCGAGCGTCAGCATTGGCCCAGCCGTAGGGCTCCGCCGTGAATTCCTTGCCGGCCTTGTCCTTGAAGGTTTTCGAGTCCGCGCAGGATACAAGGATAAACACACCCATCAAAATGATGAAGGCCAGGAAGAGCAGCCGGAAATTGGTGTAAGCCTTTGACGTTTTCATGTTGATTGATTTTGGTTAGTAATTGATTGATGTTGTAAATGTAATACCTTTTACTGACAGGAAAAAATCAGATCTTAATAAGTCACAAGAATTTTCTTAAGTATTTGGCTCTTAACGTCATGGGAACCGCTTCGTTCGCCACAGCGTCCTTCCACTGAACGTCCTTCGGAGACTCAGGAAGCTTCTTGAGGTTGTCGCGATACTCCTCTTGAGTCCTGCAATCTATGTCGGACAAGTCTATGTCAAGGACTTGAGCCATGGTCGCAACGTGCTTGCGATTGAAGCTCGTGTTCCAATGGTCGACTCGATTGATTGCTTTTAACAGGACCTTCTCATCATGGAAGGTATTGACGTAATCGTATGCCAACATATTGTAGATTGAATTGCAGTCAACGATCATTTGCTTGTTGGTCATGTGATCGTAGACGATAAGGCCGATGTGGGCTGCGGAAGTAGGTTCCAACTGAGTGGCATTAGCCACGACTTCCGCATTTAACTTGAAGGACTCAACGTCATTATGACCCATGACGAAAGGTAAGTCATCCAATTGGGGTTGTTCTTCTTGATCCAGCGAGCCATCGCTAGGGCTGCTATTCCGCACCCGCCTCGGTTAATGCACGGTACCTGATTGATTGCTTCTTGTACGTCTTCGAATGTTACTGTCTTGGTTTCGACTGACATGGCGGAAATTTTTAAGGTTGATGCAGCTAATTTATAACATGTTCTTGACAGTAAAAAATTGTAATGAATTTATTTTCCAGGCTCGGAAAATCCCCCTAGTACCAGGTGGCCTGCGAAACCCTTGCGAGGACGGCATGGCGCACCGTACTAGGGAGTAGCGTTTAATCTGTTCTGCCGTTCAACCTCTGCCTCAGCGCGTAGTAGCGTTCGAACTCCTCCTCGTTCAGCCGGTCCCTTTCTCTTTCGCGTTCCCTTTGGTGCTGTTCCATCATGACTCGGTCTGCAACGGCTTTGTCGTGTATCCTTGCCCATCTGTCCGTTGATGGGATGTAACTGCGAGTTGACCCACTGTTGTTCGTTACGTACTGATAAGGTTTCGGCATCGGCTCGATTCTTGGCTTGACGTCCGTCGTGTACTCAACTCCTAGTTCTAAGAGTTGATTCATGCACTCGCGCAGGTCGCTTGCGTGCAGGCTTAATACTGAATTGTAGTCGTCCTGCCTGTACCCGCCGAAGAGGGCGCATGCTACCGAGAGAGGTCTGCCTAGGATGTCGTCCATCCTCTTGACCCAGGCCCAGAAGAAGGTAGCGCACTTGACCCAGATCTCGGTACTTGCCTGGTGTCCGAGCATGTCGTCCTCATGACTGTCGGCACCGTGACACCATACCACGTAGTCGATGTTACCTTCGAGGATTGCAGGCGTCAGCTTCTTGGTCAGGAACTGCACGAGCTCAAAGTAGTACTGATTGCCCTCTGCGTACGAGTTGAAATTGAATCCTTCCGGGACTGCGGAGTTCAGGTCCGGCTGGAACTGACGGCTGTCTCCGATGCTGTTACCGAAGTGTCCGTCGAGATCGACGTAGCAACCGACTGCTCCGAACTTCCTCCATGCCTTGACGCTGGCGATAACCTGCCCGCTGAACGTGCAGTAACCTCGGCCGGCATGAGGGGTCGCGTGATGGAACCCGCTGGTCGGGCTGAAGGATACCTCCTCAGGATGTAAGATACAGTTCTTTATTGCTTCGTACAGGCTGGCGTTCGTGTAGCGTACCGAGTCTGCGAACTGCGGGCTCCATTCTAGGGAGTTCGTTTCTGCCAGGTACCCGCCCTTGAAGAAGGACGATACGTAGCGGATGCTGTGGGCTATCTGAAAGTCGTACGCATTGAACGGCCTGAAGTTTCCGGTTATGTCAAGGTGCTGTCCAAGCCCGTGCTCCTCGAGATGTTCGAGCAGAAGCTTCGGCTTGAGCGGGCTTTTGCTGAAGTTCCGTTTGCTGTCCGCCTGACGGACCTGCTTCGGATTGTAAAATACCTTTATCTTTTTGGATCTCATAGCGATAGAATTATAGAGCTAATATACTACTATTCTCTGACAGGAAAAAATGGGCTGAAGATATTACTGCTGTTCAGTACTAGGGAGTACGGCCGGCTGAGGTACTGACATCCTACCCTCGTCGTAACCGGCTTGGTAGACGATCTGTTCCGCATGGTTGCTTCGTGCGGACAGTTCCGGAGCTGCGAGCCCCATCTTCGACAGGAACCTGAGCATGGTCTCTTCGTCCATGTCCTCGATCTCTGGATTGGCATCGAACTTACCGTCGGCCCTGCCCAGCTCGAATGTAGTTGCGTACTTGGACCGTGGCAGCAGCTCGAGTATCCGGTCGATGAACGGCCTGATAACTGCAGGATTGTTGGGGTACACGTCGGCTATAGCCTCCATTCTAGGGAGTAACTTGCCGGTGTCCGTGATAAGCTTGGCCATCTTCCTCGCGTTACTTATGGTGATGGCTCCACAGTTCGGGTCCGGATCCACCTTACCCTTGACCCCGTTTTTCAGGGTCCTGGCACGATAACGATCCTTCTCGTCGATGTACGGATTATCCGCTTCGCGGTAATGATGACTCCACCTGTGGTGTCTTCCTCTTCTGTATGGCATCTCTAATAGTATTTGTTCGTTGATAAATTCCGTGAATGATCTGACGTGTACCATGGGGCCGGGATGTTTTGGTTATTTATCCCGGCCCGACCGTCTCGCCTAGGTCCTGAGGAACGCCTGGCAGGTGACCTGCATGCAGCGCCATTCCTGTTTGCGAAGATCAAAAAACGGTACCACTTTATGGGAGCTCCTCCGGTCACCCGAGGGATGACCACTGGTGGGGATGTGGGTTAAATTGGTCGTGCCCAGAACTTCACGCAGGCTGCCGTCTTTTTTCACGAAAAAGAACTCTACGACGCCAGCGTGAAGGCGCGTACGAAGGTCGGCGGTGGAAATGGCTTGGTGTGACATGGCGGATAGTTTTAATTGGTTAATGTAGAGTAAAAGTAATACGATTCCGCGACAGTAAAAAATCCTGGTGAAAATTTTTGAAACGTTTTTCGATCGAGGTACCTCGCAGATCGGAGTATACCCTCTGCGCTTGTTCAGCGAACTAACGATGTAAAAGTAATATTTTTAATTGACAGTAAAAAATGAATTCATATAAATATTCTTATGAAGGCTACCATTTACCAAGTGTACAAAGTTACTAATCTCTTGACCAATAAAATATACATTGGCGTGCACAAACACTCTAAATCAAAAGATGAGTATTTAGGGTCTGGAAAATTGATAAATCTCTCGATTCAAAAGTACGGCAGAGAAAATTTCAAAAAGGATATTCTGTTTGAATTTAATACTGCGACTGAAGCATCCGCTAAAGAAGCGGAGTTAGTTAATAAGGAATTCGTCGAGTCACCAATGACCTATAACATTCAGTTAGGTGGGACTGGTGGTTGGGAACATTACGGAGATAGTAACAAAGGAAAGGTTATCGTACAAGATGTCAGTGGTAGCCGATTCTTAATAGATAAGACTGACCCAAGATACGTGTCTGGCGAATTAGTTGCATGGAATAAGAACAGAGAAAAATCGCCTGAATCGAATGCTAAGAGAAAGCAAGCCATGCTAGGATTAAAACATCCGAAAATAGAGTGTCCATTCTGCCATGCTCAAGTCGAGAGCGTGCCGTATAATTTTCAAAAGCACATAGCAGGCAAAGCATGTTTGAATAACCGCTAGTGGTGGCCTAGATGCTGGCCACCGGCGTGAAGAAATCGGCGATGTCGACGTTCTAGTTCGCTGCCCTCATGTTCTTGAGGCAGACCGGGCCGAGACCCGTGTACACCGATTCGGGATGGGTGAGTGGTAAGCAACAGTGGCAGCAACGGTCCTCGTGGAAGAGACCCACGCGTCCTCTCAGGACCTCCGGATTCTGAATGGCTGCGACCATCCAGCGG